ATGACAGCCACGATCCAGCAGCTCCGGTCACGGCTCGTCCCCCGCAGAGACACGGTGGGCTCACGCGCCGGCCCCGCCTCACCCGCAGCCGCCGGGTGCCAGATCATCCCCATCTCCCGGGCCACCAGCACGGCAACGACGCCCGCCGCGGGAGACAGGGGAACCGCCGCAATGCTCACCTGGGAGGACACCACCGCCCGCTGGACCACCGCACTCGCCGCCGCCGGACGCAGCAAGGGCACCATCCGCCTCTACCGCCACCACGTCATGCGCGCAGCCCGGCTCGTGCCATCCTCGCCCGAGGACGTCACCACCGACGACCTACGACAGATCCTCGCCGGAGACTGGGCACCAGACACCCGCAAAAGCATCCGGACCGCACTCACCGGGTTTTTCCGATGGCTGCACGCCGAGGAACTCATCGCCGAGGACCCGGCCGCACGCCTCGCCCCCGTCAGCGTGCCACCCGGAGTCGCCCGCCCCGCACCCGAGGATGTCATCGCCCGAGCGCTGGCCGAGGCGGAGCCGAGGACACGCGCGATGATCATGCTCGGCGCCTACGCCGGGCTGCGAGCCGCCGAGATCTCCGCCGTCGACGTCACCCGCTACGACGGCGCCGGCCTCTACGTCACCGGCAAGGGCGGCAAAACCAGGTACGTGCCCATCATCCGCGACGACCTGCACGCCATCCTCCGGGACGCGCAACGCCGCGGCGAGAGGTGGCTGTTCCCCGGAGGCACCGGCGGGCACCTCTCCCCCGGACACGTGACAAAACTCGTCTCCGCCGCCCTGCCCGACGGGTGGACCGCCCACACTCTCCGCCACAGGTGCGCCACCGCTATGTTCGCCGGCACACGCGACCTGCTCGCTGTCGGCGCCGTCCTCGGCCACAGCAGGCCCGAGACCACCCAGCGCTACGTGCGCATGCCCACCGACGCACTCACCCGAGCCGTCCAGGCAGCCGCCTGACCGCTAACATTGCAATTGCACGCAATGCGGTAACAACCGTCTCATAACCGCAACGCCAGCGTGCAAGACGGGGCAGACTCCGATCACTCACCCATCCCCACCAAGGAGGCACCCATGACCGCACCCGCTCCCGGCCCGCAGAAGAAGCCGATCTGGAAGCGCTGGTGGTTCATCGCCGCCGCCGTCGTCATCGCCGTCGTCGTCATCGCCCAGCTAAGCGGCGGCAGCGACACCTCCAGCGACACGGAGACCACAGCAGCCACGTCCGAGACCCAGTCCGAGCAGGCCAGCGGAGACGACACCAGCACCGACGAGGAAGAGGCCGAGGAGACCCCGAGCAAGACCATCACGCTCAAGGCGGAGGCCTCCGGCTCCGGCACCGTCCTGTGGATGCACGACGGGTCCTCCCACTCCGAGGACTTCACCGGCGAGTGGAGCCAGGAGCTCCCCTACGAGTCCGGTGACTGGTCCGTCTCCGTCACCGGCGACATCTTCAACGAAGACGACTCACAGACCATGAGCTGCGAAATCCTCGTCGACGGCGAGCAGGAGGACAGCTCCTCAGGGTCCGGCAGCGCAGGCTCCGCCTACTGCAGCCACTACAGCCTGTGGTGACACCGTAAGACACACGACAATACCGCCGCCCCCACACCCAACCGGGTGTGGGGGCGGCCTTCGCGCCACGGCCAGGCGGGCGCTTTGCCTGGGCTGCGGCAGATCGAGGCGTGACGATGTTGTGACCCGGTTCACTCCCCCACGTGTTGCCCTACGGGATATCCCGTAGGTATAGTTGGGGGTGTCGGGAGGCCACAGGGGCCAACCACCTAGCCACAAGGGAGCAAGACAATGACCACCACCGAGATCACCGCCAACTTCTTCCACCGCTTCGGCCTGGGCGACGACCTGGACGCCATCACCGCCGCCATGGTCGGCGACTTCGCCGCCGACTTCGACACCGAGCGCCTGGCCGGCCTGATCCTCGACGAGATCCGCGCCGCCGTGGAGGACCTGGGCGTGACCGTCACCGCCTCCGGCATCGCCTACCGGGACGCCGCCCGCGAGGTCACCGACCAGGAGATCCGCGAGGCCCTGGACGGCGTGCTCGACGACCAGGCCGCCCTGCTGGACGCCGCCGCCCGCTGAGCACGATAGCGGCCCCGCCGGAGGGATGCAGTCTCCGGCGGGGCCGCGCCCTAGCCACAGGGCAGCACAGACCCTACCCGACGCCTCTGACACGACAGGAGACCGCACCATGACCCGCCCCTATGATCACGCCGCCGAGACAGATGCGATCCGCGGCTGGCTCGGCCCACTCGCCCACGGCACCGACACCGACGCCGCGGAGGAGCGCGTGGAGCGCGTGCGCACCGCCTGGCACGCCGTCAACCAGGCCGCCGCCTGGGACGCCGACGACACCACCGGGCGGCAGGCCGCCGCCGACGCCGCCGCACAGTACATGCTCGGAGACCTCACCGTCGCCCAGGCCGCCGACGCCGTACTACGCGCCCGCGCGGTACTAGCCGACGCCGAGGACCGGCTGCGCGGTACCTGCCTGGCCGCACTGGCCGACGGGCGCGGCGTCACAAAAATCGCCCGCGAGGCAGGAGTGGCCACCAACACCGTGTACCGGTGGCGCGACGGCAGGACCGACCAGTGACGGTATTGTGACCGGCAACACCTCCCCCAATATTGCCCTACGGGATATCCCTAGGGTATAGTTATACCCGTCAGCAAGAGCTGGCATTGACAACTACATCAGGGGAGGTGATGCGATGAGCATCGACCGGGCAATCGCCCTAGCGAGCCTCGTGATCTCGGTCATCGGGATCGGGCTCACGCTGTGGCCCATGGTCCGCAAGGGCCACGGACGCCACCGCAAGGACGACTAAGCCGGCGGGGGTTGAAAGCAGACATAGTGCCTTCAACCCCCGCCCTAGCCCGGATCATAGCCGCCACCACCTCCCCCGGGAAGGAGCACACATGACCCGCAGCCAGAACATCGCCGTCGTCGTCGCCCTCGGCGTCGTGATCGGCATCCTCACCGCCATCCCGGCCCACCCGTGGCTGCCCGTCGTCTGCGCGGCATGGGCGATCTGGGGCGCCAGCCTCGGCATCGCCGCCACCCGCACCGACCGGTAGACACAGCAACAGCCCCGCCCGGCACACTCGCCGGGCGGGGCAAGAGAAAGGAAAAGACCAATGACCAACGAATCCACCCTAAAGCGCGACCTGATCACCTGGGCCGACGGGGTACCCCCCGTGGAATTGGCTACGGGCATCGACCTCCAGACCATCGCCCGGCGCGGGCTCCTCTACCGCCTCCCACTACCGCGCGTGTCATACAACACAACAGCGCGGCGCGCCCACGAGGCGCAAATCATCACCTGCTGGCAGCGCGCCGTCGACAGCCGGTACGCCGACACCTACGGCGACGACGGCTCCCCCAGGCGCACGCTCTCCGTGCTCTCGGTCGCCTGGCTCGCCAACCAGGCCCTGGAGCCCATGGGCCTATGCGCCTCTAACGGTCGCCTCGGCTACGTGCTGGGGCGCGAATCCCGCGGCGACAACATCGCGCTCGACGACCTCGGCCAGCTGCGCCCGCAAGCCGCCGAACTGCTCGCCGAGGCGAGGCAGCGCATCATGGATGCGATCACTCCGGCCGTCGTCGACGAGCTGATCGACTGGTGGGTAGCCAGCAGGCGCGCCCGCCACGAGTGGGAGCTGACCCCCGTCACGGAGCGGGCCAAATTCCGCTGGCCCACCCCGCCTAAATCGGCCGTGTGGGAGTGGGCGTAGACGTACGCACAAATGGCCGCCCCACACCCGCAATTGGGTGTGGGGCGGCATCTCTTGTGGGATCAGAAGTCGGGGGTCCAGTCGCCGACGCCGGAGACCATCGCACCGACCGCGCCACCCTCCACAGCGGCCGCGTACTCGGTGCGGCTGGTCAGGATGTGCGCGGTCAGAGGCTTCCCGGCCGCCAGAGCCTCCCGCCAGGCGGCCGACGCGTACGGCCCATCCAGCGACAGGATGTCCTTATTGGCGTCAGCCAGGAAATTACCCCAGGCGGCGGTGTTGCCGGTGCGCCAGGCCTGGTAGCCGTACGCCCACGTCACGTACCCGCGAGACTTCCAGGCGCTGAAGGCGGCGAGGCCGTCCCCGCTGTACTTGAGGACCACGCGGTCCCGGTATGGGGCGAGCATCGCCAAGTACTCGCTCTGGAAAGTCGTGATCGAGTACTTGGGGTCAAAAAGAATTACGTGGGAGTCGCCGTAGCGCTCGATGAGCCAGTCCAGGCGGGCGGGCATGGTGTCACGGCCGCTCATGGCCGCCTCCACCTGCGCCCAGGTCAGCTCGGAGACCGGCGTGTCCGGGCCGCCCAGCCGCGCCAGGGTGCGGTCATGGCAGCCCAGCCACACACCATCGCTCGTGCGGCCGGCCGAGAACTCCAGCACATGGGCGCCGGCCCACACCGCCTGCGTGTAGGCGCGCTGGGTGTGCTCGGGCCAGGACGCGGACCCTCCCCGGTGGGCGACCAGCCACGGCACCCCCATGCCCAGCAGGCCGGTGACGGTGGTGGCGCCGTGGGGCATGAGCCGGGCGGGCGCCAGGCCACGCGCGGTCTGGTAGCCCACGATCTCCACCGCCTGGCCGTCGACCTCCAGGGACCGGTCAACCGGGTCCGGCTCCGGGTCAGGCTGGGGAGGCTGGTGGGCGGGGTCCGCAGCCAGCGGCACCACGCACCATGCCCTCAGCGCCGTATCCCCGGACAGGGTGGGCACTAGGGCCTCACCCTGGCAGTCGTCCACAATCGCCAGGGTGACCGCGCTCCAGGACGCGGCAGTGGTGTGCCCGGCATCGTCAGCGGACACGACCTGCCTGCCCGCGGGGTCGTGCCCGACCACCTGCCCGGAGGCGACCTGGTGCTGCTGGGTGGTCACCAGGGCCGCGCCGGACGCGGGGAGCACCGGTGCGGGCTCCTGCCACGCCACCGGCGCGGGGGTGGACAGCAGGCCGCGCAGGACTACCAGGGCGGCGGAGATGCGGCCGCCGCCGACCGGGGAACCGACAGGCACGCTGCGCGTGTCAGCGGGCGCGGTCACCGCGCGGGTGGCGATGGTGCCCGACCGGCCCCCGTCCCCGATCTTCGCCACGTATGACCCCTGCCACCCGGCGGGGGTCATGTCCCCGGAGTGCCCGTACTGGGCGCCGACCACGAGGACGGCGGCGTCACCGGCCTGGGCGCCCTCCACCGTCAGCACGGCCCCGGCGGACGTGGTGGCGGCCGTGCCCACGACCTCCACGGTCATGCGATCACCCGCACCACGAGCGTGCCCGCCTTGGTGCCAGCAGGCACGGACGCACCGGCCGGCAGCACCAGCACCTGCACGCCGTCACCGCCGCCCTGCGAGGGCGCGGGCACCTGCACCGCCTGCACGGCGGCGGCGATAGCCGCGTCCGCCCCGGCCTTCGTGTACACAGTCACAGCCATGATTCGCCTCCTCTACGAGTCGCTGTCCTCTTGGGTGGTGGGCCATGCGACGGCCGATCCCTCACCTGGGCCACGGGGCAGCCGCTCGACCGGCACGCCGGCCTGCACAGCCATAGACCGCGTCGCCCAGCAGGCGGTCTCCCAGGCGGCCGCCTGCCGCCGCCACCGCTGCACCTCAGTCTCAATATCACGGCGCTGCATCCAGGAGCGGCGCGCCGCCCTGGCCACAGACAGCAGCAGTGGCGACCCCAGGGCCGCCACCACCACCGACACGATCAGGTCAATCCTCACATCCATCTACAGCCTCCCCACTCCCGGGCGGCTGCTCGTAGGCAGCCAGGATGTCCGCGCCGAGCACCCGGGCGGCCATCAGGCGCGTCTCCTCCCGCCGCAGCCGCGTGGGAGGCTCCCGGCCCGGCTCCCACCAGCGCCCCCAGATCCGCAGGACCCGCTGGGCCACCAGCAGCGCCACCGCCAGCGCTATCCACAGGTGCCACGACGGCCACCGCTCGGCCAGCAGCGCCCGCATCACGCCCAGGGCGGTCACGTCCCCCATCCCGAGGACCACCAGGCCCGCGGCGGGCGCCTCCACGCCCCACCAGCCGCGCCACGCGGCCGGCGCGGCAGCCACCGCCCCACGATCATGCACCCGGCCCCCAGGGCGAGGTCCAGCGGCACCGGCCGCCCGGGGTGCAGCAGCACCGCGCCCCCGGCAGCGCCCAGGCACACGTAGGTGATGGCGGCCAGCAGGGAGATCACCCGCGGCGGCGTGAGCGACCCCCACACCGCCCGCGGCACCAGCAGCGGCGACCACGCCATGACAGGTCACTCCCCCACGCCGCCGGTGGTGGCGTCGCCGTCATCCACGGGGCCGATGACAGGGCCTCATACACGCCGCCGGTGTGCACGGCAGCCAGGACGAGCGCGGCGACGGCGAGGGCCTGCTCAGCCACCTGCCCCCACGCGGTGGCCTGCTCGCCGGTGATGACGCCGACGGCCGCGAGCGCAGCCAGGACAGCAGCGACGGCGGAGTAGATGGCTCGGCGTCGCTCTGGCGTCAGCCAGGACAGGATGGTGCGGTCGGTCGTGAGTGCGACATGCTTCCCCATTGGTGGCCTCCGTTCATTTGGCGAGGAGCTTGCCGGAGCTGGCGTAGCTGGCGTTGAGGCAGTGCTGGAGGGTCTTGATGGTCTTCACGCCGGCCACGCCGTCGACCCACTGGCCGAAGTTCGCCGCGGTGAGCTTGGCCGGGCCGCCGGACTGCTGTATCCAGGCCGGGCGCACGTTTGCGACCCAGAACTGGAAGACCTTCCACGACTTGGGGCCAAGAACTCCGTCGACATCGAGCCGGGCGGCGCCGGTCAGGACCTTCACCTGGCTGTCAGTCACCGCAGAGTTGAGCCACGTCTGGAACGCCTTAACCATGGCGGATGGCTTGGAGATCACGCCGTCAATCGGCGTGCCCATGACCTGCTGCCACCGGCTGATCGTCGCCGAGCCGAGCACGCCGTCAACGTCGAGCATCGCCTGCCCGTCCGTGCCAGTCTGGGCCTTGCCCGTCGCCGTCGACGCCACCTTCTGCACACTGGCGGCGGTGGTGCCTGGTACCCACTTGCCCTGGTCGATCATCCACGCCAGGACCACGCGCATGTCCACCCAGCCGCGGATGACGCCGCGAGCGCGGTAGCGGGTCCAGACGCCGTTGCCGTTGCCCTGCGAGCCCGAGCTGCCGGGGGATGTGTTGCCCTCTACCGACCGGTAGGTGGAGGCGTTGGGGTCGGGGTTGGATGCGCCCACGTGGTCGGCGATCGCGTCGCCGCCCCAGTCGAAGATCGCCTGCCGGCCGTATCCTGGCTCGCTCGTCCAGGCACCGATCCGGCGGGCGAAAGTCTCGATGTAGGGGACGTAGAACCACCAGCAGGCTTTCATGAGGTCCACGCCGGCGGCCCGGTAGCCCCAGACCTGGAATGCACCGCACCACGCCTGCCCTACGAAGGACGGGTAGACGGCGCGCCATACCCAATCCCCGCCACGGGTGCCGACTTTGGAGAGCATCGCCTTCATGGCGGTGTCGATCGCCTGCGTGATCCGGGGGTCGTTGACGGACGTGCTCATGCCGCGTCACCCCCGCCCGTGGTGGTGTCGTTGGCGGGGTCGTACGCGGCCCGCTCGGTCAGCCGAGCCATCAGCTCCGCCGCTTCCTCATCACTCAGGGGACGCTCACGCCCCACAGACACGTCAGACTCAGACATGTGATCCTCTCTCTCCTCTGTTGAGTTGTGGTTTGATGCGGGTCTATTGCCTGGTGCCGAGGACGACGGCGCGGCGGCCGTGCAGCAGCACCAGCACCCGGGCACCCGCCGCCGGGGCCGCCACCAGCGACACCGGGGCCGCCCCCAGCGGCTCACTGTCACCATCCAGGCGCACCCGCAGCGGGGAGCGGCTGGTGACGGTGCCCCACCGGTAGGACGGCGCCCGGTCCACGCGCCGGCGCAGGTCCGCGAGCGCGGTCACGAGGGCGTCCAGGGTGGTGGTCATGGGATCTCCTCCAGCTCCAGGCCCATCAGGGCGGTGGGGGCGGCCTGGTAGGCCACCTGGCGGACGGTGGTGTCGGTGCGGTGGCCGGCGGTGTCCCAGGTGACGCGCTCCCTGGGCCAGATGGGCAGTGGGAGGCAGGAGGCTGTGATGGTGGCGGTCGAGGTCGTGAGCTCGGCCAGGCGGCGGGCCGCGATGGCGGTGAGGGTGGCCTGGCTGGTGGCCTCCACGCCGGTCTCCACGTGCGTGATCCACCTGCCCCTGGCCTGGTAGCTGTAGGGGCTGGTGGGGGTGGTGTTGGTGGCGGTGGCGGTCATCTCCGGCTCGTCCTCGCCGCCGCCCTGGGCGACGGCCACCACGCGGTTGGGTGTGCCGGCGGTGTCGAGGTCGCGGGTCCAGGTGGCGGAGTGGACGGCCCGGTCGCCCTCTGCCAGCTCGCGGGCCAGGGGGCGGTCGGCGGGCAGCCGGTAGGGGGTGGAGCCGATGGTGCCGTCCGGGGAGGGGTGCAGTGCCCAGTAGTTGGCGGCCGCCAGCACCTCATTCAATGCGGTGAGGAGGGTGGTGCCTGCCTCGAAGGTGAGGGCGGAGGTTAGCTTGGCGGTGGAGGGGTCGATTGCGGGCCGCTCGCCGGCCGAGGCCACCCGGGAGGCCACCCAGTCCGTCACCACGGTACCCGCCGGGACGGTGAGCGTCTCGGGCAGGGCGTCCTCCGACAGCACCAGCAGCGGTGAGGACAGCTCCACCTCCCACGAGGACCCGGAGGACCTGTAGGCCCTGGTGGGGGCGGACAGGAGGTACTCGCCCAGCGGCCAGGAGACCTCGCGGCCGTGGCGGTCGCGGATGTGCTGGAGGATGTGCACGCGGTCGGACAGCCAGTCGACGCCCTGGCCACGGTCGGCCAGGGACAGGGTGCCCGAGGCGCGCAGCGTCGTGGTCGCCGACAGCTCCACGCTCCCGCCGGTCACGCCGTCCAGCGGCCGCAGCTCCGCCCCTCGCCGGTCCGCCAGCACCACCTCCCACCAGGACTGCCTGTGCCCGGTCAGCACGCGCTCCACCACGTCGCCGTCCAGGCCCGCGGGCGTAGTGGTTACCCAGGCGGGCACCGCGTCAGTCATCGGGATCCACCTCCACCAGGTCCAGCGACACGCCCCAGATCCCGCCCCGGTAGTCCCGCGGCAGGCGCAGCCCCGACATCGAGCACCACATGCGCCGCCCCACCGGGTCCCGGTACACCACGGGCCCGGGGAGGACCGCGAGCGCGGCCAGGGTGTCCAGGATCGCCATATCGTCGTCGTCCAGGGTCGCGGAGACGGACAGGGAGCGGGCCTCCTGGGTGCCGGCCAGCTCCACCGGCAGGCGCCGGCCTGCGAAATAGGCGGTGTCCCGCTCGGCGAGGTCCACGTCCAGGGCGTGCGCGGGGTCCCCGTACAGGGGTGCGGTGGTGGTGTAGGCGGGGCCGCCGCCGATCCACATCGCCTGCGAGTCCGCCACGGCCGCCACGACGGTGGCGGCGGAGGCGCCGTCAGCGGAGACCGCCTCCGCCCGGTACATGGTCTCCCCATAGCTGAGGGCGAGGGGGTCGCTGGTGGCGTAGTCCAGTGGCACCTCCGCGTCCAGCGGCTCCCAGGTGGTGCCGCCGTCCACCGACCGCGACACCCGGTTGCGGGCCGCCGGCGGGGAGTTGGGCACGACACTGGTGGTGCCGTCAGCGGACACGGACACGGCGTAGGACTGGCCTCCCAGCTGGGCGTACGGGCCTGCCGGGTCCCACCACTCGGTCACCAGGCCCGCCGGGCTGGTGGCGGTAGTCAGGAGCGGGCGGCGCACCCACAGGGTCGCGCCCTGGCACACCACGGCGGGACGGGCCGCCACCGCACCGGCCGGGACCGTGGCCGCCACGACCGCGCGCACGCCGCCAGCGGGGGCGGCACCGGGGGCGGCGGGCTCGCTGGTGACGGCCAGCACGGTGCCGTCCGGGCCGAGCCAGGCCACCTCCACCGACACCACCGCGTGGTCCGCGACGTCCACCCCCGGCACCGCCACGGGGGCCGCGGTAGTGTCCACGATGGCGGTAGCGCCGTCAGCGGAGGTGGCCGCGCCGTCCACCACGACGGTGGCGCCGTCAGCGGACACGGACACGGCCGCGCCGTCCAGCACAGCGGTGGACCCGTCGGCGGACGCGGACACGGCCAGTGACGGGGCCGCGGGCTCCGCCGGCGCCCCGGTGTCCTGGCCGGTGACGTCCAGCACCACCGCGTCGTGCACCACCAGGCGGCGGCCGCCCGCACGCAGGTAGGCGATGCACTGCAGGCGGTCCTCCCCCGCCCGGTAGGTGATGGGCAGGTCCACCCAGATCAGCTGGCGGTCCGTGCCGGCCGACAGCTGCTTGCGATTATTGGCGGGCCACAGGGACCTGGAGTACGCGCCCGCGGTGGTCATGTAGTAGGCGCCCATGTCCACGTAGCAGTCGGCCTCGCAGGACACGAGCATTGCCAGCCGGTAGGTGCGGCCACCCGGCAGGGGCCGCGTGCTGGTGCCGATGCGGCCGTTGTTGCCCGACACCGCCGCCGTCGACGTCGAGACCTCCGAGGCGGTCTTGGTGACCTCGGCGTTGACCCACCAGTCCGAGGTCCACAAAAGGAGGGTGTCCTCGGCCTCGGGCGGGGCCGCGGCAGCCACGTCCACGCTCCACGCCGCCTGCTGCCCGGCCACCACGGGCACCGGGTCAGCCAGGGACAGCCGGCATCCCCAGGAGGGCACCACAGGCACCGCCTGCGCCCACCCGTCACCACTGCCACCAGACACAGACAGCGCCCCACCGGGGGTGTCCCACGCCTGCGGGCGCGCCAGGAGCGGGTCCGGCACCAGGCTCACCACACGCTCCGACACCGGCAGCGGCGCCGGATTAGCCAGCGCCAGGCTCATAGCCCCACGCGACTCGTCCCACACCGCCTCCACCACCGGGGCGGGAGGCGACGGGTACACCACCGAGACGACCACGCGGGCGGTAGCGGTCTGGCGGACCGCCGAGGTCACCGTCACAGTCACCTGCCACGCGGAGCCGTGCGGCAGCCGCGACGACATGGCCACGCTCGCGCCCGCACCCGACACGCTCACCGACTCCACCGGCCCGGACGGCACCCCGTCCACCAGCTCCACCAGCTCCACCACGGCAGACGACTGGGCGTGCCCCTCAGCCTGGGAGTACGACCACGCCACCTGCGTGGACGCGGTACCCACCACAGGGCCAGGCACCGTGATACCCACCACCGGCGGCGTAGCGACCCGGAACTGCCCCGGCGAGCCCAGGCCCCCACCGGCGGGGGACCACGCCGCCGAGTCCCCGGCCGCGCCGCCGTCGTACATGCCCCGGGTACGCACCGTCCACATGTACTGGCCCACAGGCAGGGTGAGCGCCGCAGTCTGCGCAGCCCCCGTGACCTCGATGACCTGCACCAGCTCGGTGGACAGCGCCGACACCACGCGCCGCACCTCGACCCGGGCCGCGGTCTGCGCCGTGGAGTCCACAGGATTGTGCCGCCACGACAGCACCACGCGCCCCGGCGATACCGTCCCGGTCGGGCCCAGCACCGTCGGCGCGGACGGCGCGCCCAGCACCTGCACCGCAGGCGACGCCGCCGACATCGCCGACCGCAAACCATTAGGCGTCCTAGTGACGACCGTGTACGTGTGCGCAGCCGCCGGGTCCGGGCTACGGTGCACAAACGACGTCACATTCTCGGCGGTACTGCCGATAAGGACCCCGTTGTCATAAATATCGTAGGAGCCCTCATTATGCAGGACAGTCTTAACCCAGGAGACGGTAATATTCCCCGCCGCGTCCTTAACCGCCCGCACATTAGTAGCAGCTGTCGGCGTGGTCCATACGGTAGCCGACTGCGCACGCGCAGACTCCCGCCCATTCCACGCCCACACCCGGTAATAGGTGGCGCGGCCCGCCGGCAGTGACGTATCGGACCAGGCCGTACCAGTGCCCTGCACGGTACCGACCCGCACCCACGTCTTGGACTGGTTGTCGTAGCGCTCAATACCCGATGCGCTGACCGGGTGGGCCGCATCCCGCTTCTGCGCCCACGAGACGCGAGTAGTCTTCCCGTCCGTCGTGGAGGCGGTCACCGACGTAGGCGCGTACGGCACCTCATAGGCGCGGGCCGCGACCGTGTGCGTCCGCGAAACCGACGGCGCCCCACCATTCCAGATCGGCCCCAAGCTCGCGGAGAAAGTGCGCGAGACCGTAGAGCCGTACGCCGTCGAGACCGTAATAACCTGCCGGGCTACCTCCTTGGTGACGGTCGCACCAAAACCACTAGAGAAGCTAACCGGCACGTCGCCGGTAATCGCACCCGACCGGTGGAGCGTGGACGTGTAATTGTGCCCGTAAGCGACTGACTGAATGTAGTAGACGACGGTCAGCCTCACGCTGCCGGAATCGACACTCCCAGACTGGGAGACATCAATCCCGACACGCATATACCCGGACGCGGCACCCCACTGGACAGCCACCGACTACACCCCCAGAGCCTCACGCAGGCGACCACGCGACGCCGGCCCAACCGCACGCTCAATACGCACGTCCAGCTCGCTGATAATCGAGTTGCTCGAATCCACGAGCGTGACCTTCTCCGGCCACTGACGGTCCGCTATCAGCTGCGCGATGCGGTCCCACTGGCCGCCGGTGAACACCGGCTCGGGCTTGCCGGTGGCGTTCTCCACCAGGGAGAGGCCCGGCTGCAGCAGGCCTCCCCGGTCGTACTTCAGGCGCCCGTAGGTGACGGACCCGTACACCGAGGTCTGGCGGGCGGAGCCGCCCGGGTGCGGCTCCTCCACGATCTGGCCCCTGCCCGCATACCACGCGACGTGGTAGGCGGGGCGGCCCCAGAACACCACGTCGCCCGGGACCGGGCTGGTGACAGGAGACGCGACGGACTGGTATCCCGCCGCCGTCAGGCGCGGCGCCGGGTGCCCGGTGCGGTTCAGCGCGTAGTAGATCAGGCCCGAGCAGTCCAGGCCCGGCGGGATAGAGGAGCCACCCCACACATACGGGGTACCCAAAAGGGTCTTCGCGAAGTCGACCGGTGCGGACCCGGTGCCGAGCGCCTCAGTCTTCTTCTTCAGCCAGCTGCCGATTGAGGTGATTGTCTGGCCGGGAATCTGCTTTACGGCGTCACCGATCATGCCTGCCGCCGGAAAAGCCCCCATCAGGGCGTCCACCGGCTTGCGCACTAGCTCAGTGACAGCACCGATCGGGTCGGAGATGATCTCTGCCGCCGCCTCCACGGTATTGGCCAGCCAGTCCGTGACGCCCTTAATGCCGCCGCCGATTGCATTCTTGGCTGCATTCCAGATGCCGCCGAGGAAGAAGTGCTGGTAGCCGCGGTCCCCGATAGCGGACAGACCACTACGGCCTGGCCCGGTGGCCGCCCGGTTCATCGCGTCGACCGCCGCGGGGCCGCCTACGGCGCGCACCCACTCCGGCCGCATGATCGCCTCGCCGCCCGACAGGGCCAGGGCGCCACCACCGTCAGGAGAGACAAAGTGGTAGACGTCCTTGCCCGGCGTGTAACCGGGCAGGACGCCGCCGGACGCGTAGCCGGGGATCTTTGCCACGGCTGGCAGGGTGATATTCAGGCCGACCGCTTTCGTGAGCTTGTCGACCAGCTTCTTGATGCCGTCGGTGTAGATCGTTCCGATGAGGAAGTTTACCGGCTTCGCAGCCAGCGACTTGATGCCGTCCCAGGCCTTCCCGATGGAATCCTTCATGGTGTTGAAGCCGGACTTGATCTTGCCGATCACCTTGTTAATGCTGGGCCAGAGGGTGTCGGAGAACCAGGTGGAGACCTTGTTGATTGCGGTCTTGATGCCGTCCCAGGCGGTTGATATCGCCTTCTTCAGCCCGTCGAACCCGGACTTCAGCCTGTCGATAACCTTCTGAACGAGCGGGCGAAGCGTATTATTGAACCAGTCCGCAACCCTACTAATCGCAGTCTTAATACCGTCCCAGACGGTAGACACGGCGGACTTGAAGCCGTCAAACCCGGACTTCAGCCTGTCGATAACCTTCTGAACGAGCGGGCGAAGCGTATTATTGAACCAGTCCGCAACCCTACTAATCGCAGCCTTAATACCGTCCCAGACGGTAGACACGGCGGACTTGAAGCCGTCAAACCCGGACTTCAGCCTGTCGATAACCTTCTGAACGAGCGGGCGAAGCGTATTATTGAACCAGTCCGCAACCCTACTAATCGCAGCCTTAATACCGCCCCAGACGGTAGACACGGCGGACTTGAAGCCGTCAAACCCGGACTTCAGCCTGTCGATAACCTTCTGAACGAGCGGGCGAAGCGTATTATTGAACCAGTCCGCAACCTTACTAATCGCAGCCTTAATACCGTCCCAGACGATTTTGACGGCGACGGCCAGCAGAGCGAAACCGGCCATCACGTTGCCGACGAAGACCATGACTACGGGTTTCACCCAGGTGTCGAACCAGGACACGACTCCGCGGACCGCGCCCTTGATCCCGTCCCAGACGCCGGAGACCTTCTCGCCGACGGTGCTCACGCCGTCCTTGATCCCGTCCCAGACTCCCTGGAGCACGGGCACTACGTTGTCGGAGAACCAGCCGACTACGCTGCTTACTGCGCCCTTGATCCCGTCCCAGACGCCGGAGACCTTCTCCCCGACGGTGCTCACGCCGCTCTTGATCCCGTCCCAAACTCCCTGGAGCACGGGCACTACGTTGTCGGAGAACCAGCCGACTACGCTGCTTACTGCATTCTTGATCCCGTCCCAGATGTCGGAGACCTTCTCCCCGACGGTGCTCACGCCGCTCTTGATCCCGTCCCAGACTCCCTGGAGCACGGGGAGCGCGGTGTCGGAGAACCAGGACACGACTCCGCCGACCACGTTCTTGATCGCGGTCCAGACCTTGGCCATGATCTTCCGGCCGGTCTCGGTCTTCGTGAAGAAGAACCACAGGCCGGCCACCAGGGCGGCGATAGCCATTACCACCAGCATGATGGGGTTGGCGTTGGCTACCAGGTTGAACGCAGCCTGCGCCGCCTTGGCCGCGTCCTGAGCGGCCTTGTAGATGTTCAGGGCCGTGGTCCAGGCCTTGTACGCGGTCACGGCAGCACCAATAGCAACCGCAATCGACAGAACGTAGTCCTTGTTGTCGCTCAACCACTGCGCTACCGAGGAGATGCCGTCCACGATAGACGGGATTAGCTGCACCACGCGGGTCAGCACCTCGCCGATCTTAGGAGCGGCCTCCGCGACAAATCCCTGCACCCCAGCCCAGATGGACTCGAGAGTAGGCTTCGCCGCCTCGAAACCGTCCTTCACGGAGATGACGGCCTCACGCACGGACATGAGGAAGCCAACGAGGCCGGAGTCCTCCTGCTGGCCGAAGATCGGCCCGGTGAAGTCACCGTCAAGAAGAATGGACTTCATGCCCTCGAAGGCAGGCACAATCGTGTCGGAGATCCACTCCTTGACTACCCGCGCCTTCTCAGCAACCGTGTCTCCCCAGGTCGAGAAGTTCGCCGTGAACCCGTTAATAGCCTCCGAGATGGAGTCCACGCCAAAAACGTTAATCACCTTGGTGATCGCCGCAGCAATACGGTTGCGCGCATTCTCAAAGGCGGTCGAAATGCCCGCAGTGGCGGTGAGCGCCTGGTCGTGGAAGGACGCGAGCCCGTCAATCCCCTCAGAGTCGAGCCTCACCAGGGTGTCGTTGAAGTCCTCGAAGGAGACCGTGCCCGCCTTCATGGCGTCGTACAGGTCCGAGGAATTCGCCGTAGCCCCCAGGAGAGCGCGGGCCATCTGGTCCAGCTGGCCGGGCATGGCCGCCTGCATAGAGCGCCAGGCAGACATGTCCACGGTGCCCACGGCCAGCATCTGCCGGTACTGCTCCATGGCGTTCTCGACGATGACCGCCGAGCCGCCGCCCGCGAGCAGAGCATCGTTCAGGGCCAGGCTGACATCGGTAGCCTTCTCCAGGCTGCCGGTCAGCGGAGCCAGCCCCTGCACGGTCCGGGCGACCGCGTTCGTCGACGTCGGCAGCCCGTCCAGGGACTTGGCGATACGGTCGATCTGCACGCGCGCGTCATCGGCTGAGTAGCCGATATTGGCCATGACCTGCGGGAAGTTCGCCAGAGTGTCCGCGCGGGACACCGCGCGGGACAGGTTAGTCGCGATAGCCGTGCCGAGCGCGGCCACCGCGATGCCAGCAGCCTTAACGCCGGCCGAGATCGTGGAAGACAGGGCACTACCGACAGCAGAGCCAACCTTGGAGGCGACAGAAGCCACCCCCGCGCCCGCCGCAGCCAGGACACCACCGAGCCCGGCGACAGCCTTGCCGAAGCCCGCACCGATGACCTGGCCGACAGGCTGCCACGCCTTGACGACCTTGCCCACCGCGCTCTCGCCCAGGGTCTTGGTGATCCCCGAGACCCTAGAGGTCACCGCCTGCGCGACCCCCGACACCCCGCTCTTGATGCTGCCCCACGCCTTGGACGCGCCGGCAGAGACCGTGCCCCACGACTTCGCCAGCGGCCCCGTAACCGTCTTCGCCAGGTTGCTGATGGCAGTACCGACCGGACCGAGCTGAGCCAGGGTCACCCTGGCCGCATCCTTGGCATACATGCCCAGCAGCCGCAGCGTCTCCACCCCGGACTTCACCGACGCCGCGAGCGCCCGCGCGACGGCGGGGGTCTTGGCGATGGCGTTGCCGATGGAGCGGGCGATGCGCTGGCCGAGGGAGTTGCCGAGCTTGCTCGTGGTGGGGCCGTTGACGGCCTGGTCGAGCTGGGCCTGGATGCCCTTGGCGGAGATGGCGACCTGTAGCCAGGCTGTGCCGAGCTGGATTCCGGAGGTGGTGTCTGCCATGGGCGGCACCCCCTCTTTTTGGTGTTCGGCTGTGGAGTTATTGGCTGGTGGTGAGCTCGGGGTGGCGGGCGAGCCAGCGGGTCATTTTTGTAGTTGCGTGCTGCTGGCGGGCCCGGGCCTTGTCCTGCCAGCCCGGCTCGGGCGGCTTGGGCGGTTTGGGCAGCTGGCTCTTCTTGGCGCCGGCGGCGGCCGCGATGGTGGTGATGATCTGCCAGGCGCCGTGCTGGATGGCGGTCACCTCGTCTGACCAGGCGATGTCCCCGCCCATTGCCCGGCCGAGTGCGCTCCCCGGGGGCAGGCCCCGCAGGAGTACTAGGAGGCGGCGTGGGGTCAGGGAGCCGCGCCACAGGTCGAGCAGGTCTACCTGGTAGACGCGTAGGAGGTCTGCCTCGATCTCTGCGGCGTGGTCCCTCAGGAGGGCGGGGAGCTGGGTCAGTTTCCCAGGTTTGCGGCCTCCAGCAGCTCGGTCATTACGGCGCCTACGGCGTCTAGTGGGACGCGGCCGGTGTCCGGGTCGCGCAGGGTGTCTAGGACCTTGTCTCGTGAGTCGCCGAGCAGGGAGGTTACGACGCTGTAGAAGGCGGTCATGTCGCCGGACTGGCTGAGCGTGACGGCCTCGAGGAATTCCCAGGAGGACAGTGCCTCGGGGTCGAGGGCCACGTCGATGCCGCGTACGGTGACTGTGAGGGGCTTGCCGGTGGCCTCTGCCCTCTGCTGGTCGGCGTCGGTCACCTGGGGCTCGGGCTCGAGGAGGGCCGGGCGGGGCTCGGTGACGTCGGTGGCGGTGGGCCGGGCGGGGCTGGTGTGGGGGTGAGGGCGGCTCTGGCCGCGGTTCTTCTTGGACGACATTTCCGGATCCCTTTCAACGATTGTGAGCGCCGGATCCTCTGGCGGTGGGGTGGGGCCCTCGCCCGGCCGGGGATCCGGGGCCGGCCGGGCGAGGGAGCGTGTCAGGCGGACGGGACCAGGGCGGGCGCGTCGGTCAGGATCAACCAGTCGTCGAGTACGGACAGCGTGTGCTCGTAGGCAGTGATCTCCCCGGCACGGAACGCCAGCTCCCCGCGCTCTCCCAGCTCCAGGTGTGGGAAGACCATCCGGTACTTCACGCCCTGCCCGGACACGTCGAACAGGTCAAGAATCCCGGACAATGTGATCACCTTGCGGGAGGAGGGGACGACCAGCTTCGCGACCGCCTTCGTCTCCGACCCGACCTTCTCCGACTCGCGGGACGCGGACCGTACGTCCAGGTAGCGGCGAAGACTGTCCAGCTTCGACTCCAGCAGCGTCGCCGACAGAGCGGACTCGGAGGAGTCCATGAAGGTCTTCACCACGGCGTGCCCCTGGTGACCCTTGATCTTCGTCACAGAGTCGTCAAAGGTCAGGCCCACGCCGTCCTCGCTGATCCACCCGCAGTCCACAAACCCGCTGGGCACTGCCGCGTACAGGCCAGTGACCTTACCTGCCAGGTCCGGGTCATACGCTCCCAGATACAGGGAGTCGTCATCAGAGCCGAAAATGTGGGCATTCGCGGCATCAATACGGTTATTTGCCATAGTTTCTTTCCTCTACGTGAGTAGTCGTGTCGTGATCTGGTATGTGGCGGTCGCCCGCGCACTCGTGGTGTCCGGGTCCGGAGACTCCGACGGAGACGTCCCAGACACCCGCACCACCGGCGACAGCCCCGCCACAGCCCCATGCACCGCAGCGTCGACCGCGAGCGCGAGTTCGACGGCGGCGGCTGTGGTGGGGGCGTAGGAGTCGATGGTGAGCTGGGTGGTGTGCAGGGCGCGGTCGTGGCGGCCGGTGCCGCCGGTGAGGAGCAGCCGCACGAATGTGGCGGGTGCGTCCTTGTTGTCGGGGCGGGTGGAGACGACGGGGACGCTGACCTGGTCGGTGAGCCAGGTCAGCAGGATCTCCTTGGCGTCCACCGCGCGCGGGGTTGCTGTCATCGGACACCACCCCCAGCTGCCTGTTCCAGGATGTGGTCGCGGGCCTGACGGCGGTGGGCGTCGTAGGTCTCGGCCCGCACATAGGCGCGGGCTCGGTTGCCGGTGCCGGTGACGGTGCCGAAGCCTTCGCCGGCGCGGGCACGGACCTGCCCGGCGGCAGCGTCGACGGCGGCGCGTGCATCCGGTGATCGCAGCAGCTGTGCTATGCCCTTGCGGTTGAGGGTGATCTTGGCTCTTGCCACGTTATCCTCCTGGTCCTGTGCTGGTCTCGTGGGGGTCGGTGGCGGCGGCGAGCGTGACTACCAGGCCGGAGGGCCAGCGGGCCGGCGCGCCCTCCACCCGATACGTGGTGCCATGCACCCGTAGCCGGTCGGAGGCGAGTACGTCAGGCCATGCCCTGCGCCAGTACAGCGTCGGGGCTGACAGCACGGTGGTCACCCCGGCGGCCACGGGCTCGGACGTGGCCCCGGACACTGACGCCCCGGCGGGGGCGAGCAGTGCCGGCGGCAGGTCGGTCTCGGTGTCGGGGCCCGGCACACGCTCGCCGTACCGGTCGGTGGTGCCGGGGCCGGCACGTACCCGCACTACGGGGGTCAGGACGCGGCTCATCGGGGCACCGCCGAGTAGAGGAGGTCCGCCTCGAAGGCCCGGCCGGTGCGGCCGCCGAGGAGCTGGGCCTCAGCCTTGCGCAGGAAGAGGCCGCCCTCGGGGTTGGAGTAGGTGAACCCGTCGCTGAATGGTCCGTCGGTGTGGGTCTCGGAGGCCACCAGGCCCCGTGGCTCGACCCCGTAGCCGCCAGCGGTGACGTCGGCGGTCTGGTCGGAGGCCATGGCCCGCTTGACCATGGCGCACACGATCCGCCGTCGGGTCGCCCCGGTGGCGGACGCCCAGCGGGGGCAGGAGGCCTTGATCAGGTCGGTTGCGTCCTCCAGGAGGACCTGCGCGCGGGCCTGCTCGGTGCCGGACAGTGCCCGCCACCGGGCCTCCAGATCCTCTACGGCCGCGAACGTCTCCTGGTCGTCTGCCATGGTCGGGCCTCCCTTCCCCTCGCTGGTGGCTAGTCCTCGCCGCCGTCGACGGCGTGCTTGGCCCGACGAGAGGCCGTCTTGCGGGCGGCCGCCGGGACGACGCCGGCCGAGGGCGGCAGGGAGTCCAGGAGGGCTGCCTGCGTGTCGTTGACGGAGGCCCGCCCATCGTGGAAGTCCACGACGACCCGGGCGCCGTCGATGACACCGACCACCCTCTGCTCGGGCCACTTCTCAGACCGGTAGGTGCGCATCAGGCCGTGACCTTCACCATGGCGTGGTGCAGCTCGTTGCCGTAGCGCAGACCGATCTCGCCGTACAGCTGCACCTTGTCGGTGGCGCCGGTCTTAGCCAGCGGCTCGGCGAAGAAGTGCCCCTTGCCGGGGATCTCCAAGAACGCGGGGGCGCAGTCCTCCAGGGAGACCACCAGGAGGGTGTCTGCGGGCACGTACCGGTCGAGCATGATGTTTGCCCGGCCGAAGTCGGTCTCGATGGTCTGCAGGTTGACGCCGCCGACGTTGCGGGTCTCCTCGCGGTAGTTGTTGTCCTTGACGAAGATCTTGGACAGCTGCCGCTTGAGGGGCGCACCGACGATGATCGTGCGGGTCTCGGACTCCTGCAGGCCGCCGTTCTCCCACGCCTTCTGGAACGCGTCCAGCACGGCGTCCTCGGTCAGGGCGCCACCGGCCGCGGTGACCACATTCGTGGTGATCGCGTTGATCAGGCCCTGGGTCTTGCGCGGCTGGGTGTTGTCGGCAGGGTCCTGCATCACGCCGGTCAGGAAGGACTTCTCCACGTCCCGGGCGATCTGCTTGAGCTGCTGCTCAATCTGCCAGGACAGCTCGTCGGCCGGCAGGGTCGTGGAGCCGATGGTCACCATGGCCTTGCCGTCAGTGGACCGCTGCGCGCGGGCCGCGGACTTGGTGTAGGTGATCTCCACAGCCTCCTGGTGGATCTCCAGGACGTTGCGGACCGTCCGGCGCACGCGCTCCTCACCCTCGGGAGCGGCCGCACCCTCAAGACGCTGACGGTTCTCGTCAGCGTCCCGCAGGTCGTAGGCCTGCCACTCAAAGAACGTGGCGCCAGCGGACACACCGCCAGTCAGGCCACCAATCGCGGACAGGAACGGGGTGTCCTCCGTAGAGGTGCCGAACAGCTCCCCCACATAGTTGGGCAGGTTGTAGGTGGTGCCAGCACCAGTGATTCCGGGCATCACAAGCCCCTTTCAACATTCGGTTTGGCGTTTGTCAGCCGCCGAGCTTCATCGCCTTCAGCGACGCCAGGAGCGTCTTGTCTCCCGCCGCCTCGGCAGCCTTGATCTGGTCATCCAGAGAAGCCCCGGCGTCACCATCCGGGTTACCCATGTGCCGCAGCACGAACAGCGGCGACTTCGACCCGCCCGCAGGGGCAGGGGCAGGCGTGGGAGCCTGCGAGGCCGCCCACTCCTTGAGCGCGGACGCATACGCCTCCGCATCGTCGCCCGGGCCCGCCAGCAGCTCAGCCGGCACGCCCGTCTTCGCCGCCGCTGCCGCCCGATCACGCTCCACCTCAAGCGCCCGAACCTTCGCCTCAAGCGCCGCGAGCGCCGCAGCGGCCTTATCAGCCTGGGAGCGCTCGGCGTCCTGGGCTGCTGCCTGGGCGGCCTGTAGCTCCTTGAGCTGCTTCTCTGCTGCCTTGCGGGCGGCGCGCTCGGCGTCGAGGGCGCGCTTGCCGACGTCGCCGAGGGCGGCCTCGCCGCCGGCCTGGGCCGGTGCGGGTGCGGGCGCGGGGGTCGCAGCGGCGGGGGTGGTGGGGTTGTCCGTCGCGGACTCGCCCTGCCGGTTCGTGTCGCCGGTGCTGGGGGTGTTGTCGTTTGGCATGGGTGCTTCCCTTTCTGGGGTTGGTGCCGTCGCGGCACATGAAAGCCCCCGCATGTCGCATACGGGGGCATGAGAAAACCCCGCGCCGTATGGTGCGGGGTAGTCAGTGGTGGGCGGGAGTGCGGGCTAGGCGGCCGGGGCCGCTGCGTGGGCCTTGCGGGCCTCCTCCTGGGCCTCCATCAGCTCGTCGTACTCCGTGAAGTCGAGAGCGTCTGCGCACAGCTCACGGGTCATTTCGATGATCCGGTCGGGGACGATGATGTCATACCAGCCGACGGCTGCGATCGCGCATTCGCAGGCAGACCAAGGATCGCCGTCACGGATTACCCGCAAGTCGCGGACTTCCTTGGAGTCCGTGCCGAAGCGGTCAGACATGATGGCGATGAACTCTGCTGCCAGGTCATCCCAAGTGGGCATGCTCCAATTCTACGCACCATTTGCCGTGTCACGCACGGGGATGATGCTTGAGATCCGTGTGGTGCCCTTCTTGTTCGTTCGTACCGCCACCCGGACACGTTCACCGTCAATGATGGCCTCGGACCAGCCGTAGGGTTTTGATGAGTCCCAACCCTCTTGTCGCAGTACTTGCTCAGCAGCCCTGAGAATATCGTTCGGAGTCCAGTCAGAGCGGAACTCGCTCGCGCCGTGTACCCACCCATACCCGACACCGTGGCCTCCGCCGTTACGATCACCGTAGAGCGTGTGCGCCCAGGCCTTGGCCGTCAAGGCAGGCAGGTCGTCGGGCCAGGACTGAGGGGCCGTAGGCAGGGCCTCGGGCGGCAGGCGGCGGTACGCGGACTGGGCCACACCGGAGGCAGCCAGCCGGTCCGCGACCCACGCGCGGTGCTTGTCCCAGGCCTCCCGCTGCAGTGTGTTGTCCAGGCTTGCGCTCCGCCGTGCGGTCGCTGCCCCTGCTTTGCCAGCCGAGGTCTTGGGCGAGTCGGAGAACTCGCCCGGGTAGCGCTTGCGCATGGCGGCAGCGATGTTCTCCGCCGTCGGGGACTGCCCGGAGGAGACCACGATACGGCGCGCCTCGTCATACTTCGCCTTCAACCCGTCCGGGTCGTACCCGGCGATGCTCGGGGCCTTCGCCTTCCACGACGGCACGATCTGGCAGTCGCAGTGGTCGTGGTACCGGTTGCCGTCCCCGCCCGCGGACTCAGCGGAGGCGTACACCCAGCCGCGGGACGCCAGCATCGCGCACCACGCGCACGTGGACGGCCCGGACGGGACCCGCGCCCACTTGTAGCAGGCCTTGTCCCGTGCGGCGTTGCGGGTAATCGTGCCCCGCCCCTGGTCCATGACGTAGCGCTGCAGACTGCCCTGAAGCATTGTGCGCGCTAGGTCCAGGTCGCCGGCGTACACGTAATGGGCTGCTGCCCGCGCGGACCCCTCCAAGCGGGCCAGGGGTACCGGCTCCGCAAGCACGGCCTCATAGGTTTCGCCTATTTCTGCTGCGCGGGCCTGCTCGTACCACTCAGCGGCGGCCGTGGCCACCACGTCCCCGTACTGCTGGCACAGGGCCGGGAAAACCTCCAGCAGGGCGTCCCGAATCCGTGTCGGCCCCCACCCCGCACGGGCAGCCGCAGCGAAGAACGCGTCCAGCTCCCGGATTGCCTCGGTCACCGCCCGCCGCTGTGCCGCCGACAGAAGGTTGACGCTTGCCCGGTCCGGCATCAGGCACCCTCAACCGGCGCAGACCCCGCTACTGGGGCGTCGGCTGCCGCCGAGGCACCGGCGGAGAGCTGGTCCAGCACCGAGCGGGCGCCAGCACGCCGCAGCTGAGACCTAATCCGCGTGATCTGCTCCCCCGTATACCCCAGCTCCTCCAGGGCCACATCCGTGTCCGCGAGCGCGGGGATGGCCTGGATCTGCTTGACCATGGCGTCGGACTGGGAGACCACGGAGGGCATGGCGGGGTTGCGCCAGCGGGTGGATACGCGGGTGAGGTCGTCGGGCATCTGGCTGGTGGGGATGCCGTCGCGGATGCACACGATGTCCTGGATGACGCGGTTGAGCGCGTGGCCGTTGACGCGGTTGAGGGCCTGGGCCTCGATCACGAGGTCCTCCTTGGCGGCGTAGATGGCCTCGGCGGAGGACGGGTTGTCGGAGACGATGCCCAGGGAGGAGATGGGGACGTTGGTGGCGGCGGCGAACTCGGCGGCGAGCTGGCGCTTGACGTCGAGGAAGGGCTGCATGGACTGCTGGGGGATGACTTCCAGCTTGGGCAGTTCACCGTCCTCGTCCTTCGGCAGGGACTTTAGGCGGCCCATGTACCAGGTCCACAGGGGTGTGGGCTGGCCGCTCTCGTCCTGGAACATGGCCTCGTCGGCGCCCAGTAGCAGCAGTGCGGGGGCGGCGTACAGGTCGGAGGAGATCTCTGTGCGGTAGCCGGCGCGGACCGCGCGGTCCACGATGGACATGACCTCGCGGCTGATCCGGGAGTGGCCGAAGGGGCGGCCCAGGGACGGCCGGTAGGCCAGGGCCTCCATGGGGACGCGCCCGAGGGCGTGGTCCATGCGGGCGAGGGCCGTCCAGCCGCGGTCAGAGCGGGCCAGGCGTGTCACGTGCGTGCGGGTGAGCAGCAGGGCCCCGATGGGGCGTCCCAGGTCATCGCGGGAGTCCAGCACCAGGCCAGCCTCCAGGTGGCGGCGGCGGGCGTCCCACAGGCCGGTAGCCCACTGGGCGTCCGCGCCGGTGACCACCACGGGTGGGTCATCGGTGCCCTCCTGGCCAGGCATGACCACGGCGAAGGAGCAGGAGTAGGTCAGCTCGGCGTCAATCAGCTCGGGCACCAGCACGTCAAACCGGTTCTGCCCCAGGATCGCGGCGAGATCAAAGGGGTCATCCTGCCCGGACGGGGAGGTGACACCATCCCACATGCACCGGGAGGACAGGGCCGTGACGGCCTTGTCCGGCCAGCCGCACACGACGTCAAGCTGGTGGCGCATGTACTCCGGGACGGACGCACCCAGCCAGGCCAGCTCCTGGTGCATGAGCCGGTAGCGGGCACGCAGCACGTTACGGCCGACCTTCCGGGACCACTGGGTCAGCAGGCGGCCCATCAGCTCGGCGTCGTCGTCGGACAGGCCCACCACGCTGGTGGGTACATTCACGGTCAGCGGCGCAGCCGTCATCAGGTCATCACCACGCCTCTCCTGATCGCAGTTGCCCTCGGCCGGCGCTTGGTTGTTTTCACTGCCCAGGCCGCCAGCGTGGCGGCGTCCAGGCCCGCAGAGGTCATCCCCTCGGGGGCCTGCCAGCCGAACCCGCCCCCGTTGCCGATCCGGCGGCGGGAGACCACGGCGGCCTCCTCCTCCAGCTCCGGGTCCTGCAAGTGAGTCAAGGTCTGCTCACGGATCGCGGCGTCAAACATGGCGTGCGCGGTGATCACGTCCGCCGCCGTCGGAGTCCACAAGACCTTCGCGGGGATTCCCTCGGCGCGCAGACGCTCGATCAGGTCACCCGCGCCGGACTTGCCGTCCACCACGATCTGCGCCCACCGGTCACGGTGAGCCACCAGGTAGTCCACCACCCACTGCACCCCGTGACCCATCTGGCGCACGCCCTGCTCGGTGCACAGCTCCACATGCACCCGCCGGGTGCGCTCCCTGGGCGCCTTGCGCCACTGCGCGCGAGTCATGATCTCCCGCCCGGCGCGAGCCACGGCCACCGTCGACCCATCCGCAGCGAAACGCACGGCGGCGCACCACCTGGCACCGACCGGAGCGTCCTCGACCTCCAGGGCCTTCCACACGGACCGGCCGATAGCCTGATCCGATAGCGCCGGGTCCCAGATCCCCAGGCCCTCACGGCGGAAGGACTCGGGGCCGAGCTGCCGCTTCATCCGCAGGATCGACGACTCCGGGGTGCGGTGCGGGTAGGACGGGTTGGCCTTGCGCCACTGGGCGCGGGCGTTCGGATCAGCCGTGTCATCCGCCCCCAGCTCGACGTACAGGCCATCGCGCAGATCCCCCTCCAGGGCCTGCCTGCGGAAGGTGGCGAAGGCCTCGGACGGGTCCGTGGGCTTCGGGGGCGTGCCCATCCGGATGATCAGCGGGTTAGGGCTGGTGTTCGTGGACGGCACCATGTCATCCAGGGCGCGCTGCCCCAGGATCTGGGCCTCGTCGAAGATCAGCACGTCCACGCCCGCGAAGCCACGCCCGAAGCCGCCTTCGCGGGCGCCGAACAGGATTCGGGAGCCATTGTGGAACCGGATCTGCTGCTCGCCGTTCGCGCGCCTGACTCCGCCGGCGGGCACGTAGCGTGCGGCCGCTGGCCGGCGGACGACGCCCTGCATGTACTCGAAGGTCTCGTCGGCCGTCCGTGTGCGGTGGGCGGTCCACAGCACCAGCAGGCCCGGCTGCAGCGTGCACAGGGCGAACATTGCCGAGCCGACCGTGTAGGTCTTGCCGACCTGCCGCGGCATGGACATTTGCACGCCGTCGATTCCGGCCGCGTACAGGCCATCCGCCCGCTTGGCGAAGATGCACCGGCCCAGGCCGTCCTGCCACTCGTCGAAGGTCGAGCCTATGCGGGCGCACCGGTCACGAATCGCCGGCCACCCCGTCGAGGCGACGCCCTCCGGGAGGATCAGGTGCTTAGCGACGTCCGAGAGCCGGTCCCGCCGCGGGCTAGACCGCCTCCCAGTCCTCGTCCTCGGTGGCGTCGCCCGACTCATCCAGGGCCTCCTTCTCGCCCTCCTCGATCACACGCACCTGCGCGTCAATCTCCAGCAGCCGCCGAGAGATCGACGCCAGGTCCCGCGGAGAGGTCTTGTCCGAGTCCAGAGCCCTCGCCAAGCGCTTACGCATCGTCGTGAGCACGTCCTTGCGGGAGCCGCGCTCCGCAGCCTCCAGCACCGACGACGGCGCCGCCGGCGCCTCGGGCTCCGCCTCCGCCACGGGCGGGGTGTCGGGGACTGCCCGCAGCTGAGGCTTGCGCGCCTTCCGGGGCCGACCAGCCATCCCGAATCACCCCCAGCCGCGAGCGCCCGATGTGGGAAAACGTTGGAATCGTGGGAAAAACAGCGGGGAGAGAACCCGCTATGCCTTTGGGGGGCCGAGCCCGGAGGGGGGAGGGGGTACTCCCCCGTCCCAGCCCGCGGCGGGCCGGTCACCAGTCGCCGGACTCGGCAGTGTCCCGGACCCTCACCGGCGAGGGCAGCCGACGACGGCGCTTACGGGCACGGACCCTACCATCGCCCTTGCGCAGATTGCACGAGCGGCACAGGATCTGCAGATTCTCCAGCTCATCCGTGCCGCCCTGAGCCCAGGGAATGATGTGGTCCACCTCAGCGGACCTCGGAGTCCGCCCCACGGCCCAGTCCAGCTCCACGCCGCAGCGCGGGCAGCGCGTCAGCCCAGCAGCGCGAGCCCGACGCTTCACCGTCGCTGCCAAGTGCAGCCACTTCGTGGTCCCGGTGCGAGAGGTTGCCATGCGGCACACCTCCCGGCTGTTAGTCGCGGCCTTCTGCCCTTCGCCGCTGGCGTTGTTCACGGAAGCGGGTCAGCTTGGCGGGCTGCTGGTAGACCGCATCGAGCAACACGCTCATGAAGTTCAGAACGTCGTCGCACTCTTCCTCGGTGACTTCCTGGATGAAGTCCCCGTGGGCCATCTCGTTGCCCATGTGCCGGATCTCGTGCGCCGTCTCTGTCACCAGCGGTGAGATGAGCTGCCGCTCCTGCAACGTGTTGATCTTCGACATCAGGGAGCCGTCGGTAATGCCCTGGTCCTTCGCTACCGCTTCCACCACCGACCGTGCCAGCAGGATCGCGGCCCGGTAGGAGCGGATGGAGTAGCAGGCGTAAGCCTCGGACGCAGCATCACTGATCGGGGAAGGCACGTCGGGGAACTCCTTCCCAAGCACATTCTCAGGAACCCATGCGATCCGGGGATCTGAATCCATATTGACCCTGGCGTTTAGCCCGTCGTTCGCGCCGACTTTCGCCAGAGCCACAGATGGAGCATGACAGTTGTCGCACGTGCACGGGATCCCCCAGACCGTTTCCTTGTCCCGGGGTATGAACCGCTTACCGTCCGCCGTGGGCGTCATATGTGCAGCTTGCTTGCAGTTCCAGCAGACACGAGATGCCATGCACAAATGCTAGCTGCATGAATGCGAAAACCCCGGCCGCATCGGCTCGGGGCACGGGTGGCGGGCGCACTGGTCCCGCTGGCACCAATGATGCAATGACGGCGGATCTTGGTCAAGCATCGGCGCGCTGACGCCGAAAGCCACCCCGACGCCAGCCGGCGAGGTGGGCGGCAGCCTCCACCTCCAGCACGTCCGGCCAGGCCACCCACACCTGCCGGCCTACTCGCTGAGACCGGACGCTACCGCGTTGCCACCATGACTGGAGCGTCCGATACGACAGCCCAGGCACCCGGTCCAGCGCGGTGACGGCGGGGATCCACTCGGTGCCGTCCGGGCCGACCACGCCGGTCACGATGCCGCCCCCACGGCCTGGGCTCGGGCAAGGGCGGTGGCCCTGGTGTGCTGCCAGTCCTCCTCGCCCAGCGCCCGCCCGCAGGCAGGCAGCGTGCACCGCACGGTCACGGACGCGCCCGCCGTCGAGGGCGGGATCACCACCAGCGACAGACAGCCACAGTGCGGGCAGCGCACGTCCGTGACCCGCCGCTCGGGCTCGGCCATGGGCCACCTGGCCAGCGCACGAGCAGTGGCGGTCGCCAGGTCGGAGAGCATGTCGCCTGCCCAGGGCTGGGCGGTGACCCACTCCAGGTGCGGGGCCAGCCACTCCACCAGCAATGCCGTGGCGCCGGGCGTGGTGGGGCCGATGGGCTCGGCCTCGCCGTCGGCGTCCGGCGCGGTCCACCGCGTCAGCCCAGCCGGTGGCGCGGGCACGCCCCGCTCGGAGGCCACCTCACCACACCACGTGGTGAGCATGGCGTGCAGGTCATCCACGGCGACCAGCGGAGCCGGGTAGAGCATGCCCTCACCCGGACGCGCCGAGCTGCCGGTGTCGGTGTGGCCGGACGGGGAGGACACCGACGGCTCAGCCATCAGCAGCAGGTGATCCACCAGAGCGGGCAGGCCCGCCACCGTCGAGGTCAGCCGGCCCACGCACCACGAGCACAGGCAGGCGCCGTCCTCCGCCGGCCTGGGCAGGCAACCCCGGCACTCCACCACCTGGCCCGCCCGGTCCGTGCTGGTGCCGTCACAGTCCGGAGCGTGCATGCCACGGATCGTGCAGCCAGAGACACAAGCACTCATGAGAGATCCTCCTCCTGACACAAACGGCAGGGAAGCCGGTCGCCATGGGTTGGGCAGGTGGGCTGAGACTTGCGCTTGCGCCTGCCCCGTCGCCGACGGCCGGGCCGCGCCCTGTCCTGATCTGCCGTGCCCTGCCCTGCCTTGTCTTGCCGTGCCGTGCCTTGCCCTTCCTCTCCTGGCCCTGCCTTGCCCTGCCCTGCCCTGACGGGCGGGAGAGCGTCGGGCGCGCGAACGTCGGCCGCACGCGCGGCCGCACGCGCGTCTGCGCGCGGGCCCGTACGCGTACGCGCGCGCGAGGAGCCCACGGGATCCCCGGTGTCTTCGGGCGCGCAAGCGCTGGCCGCGTCGACCACGGGAGCGTCCTCCTGGGCGCCCTGGGCGGCGTCAGCGGGCGCACCGGTACCGGCGTGCACTCCGGCACCGGTAGCCCGCCCACGCGGCTCCTGCGCGCCCTCCTGCCCGGAATTGGGCACACTGCTCCCGTCATCCTCCGGCTGGGATGGCTCCCACCACCCGGCGTCGACCGGCTCTTCTAACGCTTGCGCGTGAGAGTTCCGGACGCCGACGTCGGGGACGGTCTCGCCGGGCGCCGGCGGCGTTGCCCACGCCTGCTCCAGGAGATCCGCGAACCCCTCACCGGGGTGCGATCGATCCTTGGCGCGGCGGGCCAGCGCAGCAGCGTGCGGCGGCGTCGGGTGGAAGTTCATCCCCGCCTTCGAGGCGGAGCGGTTGCCCTTGGAGCGGTTGCACTCCTGGCAGGCGATAGCCACACCGTCAAGCCCAAAAGGCCTGGCGAACACGTGGTCCATCTCCGGACGCAGCGGACCCTTACGAGTGTCCCTGCGCAGCAGGCGACGGCAGTAGACGCACAAGGCGGTCTCAACGTCCCCAGCACGGGCCCGTGGGAGCCGATCACGCTCCCACATGGCATCGTGCAGGTCGGAGTCCTTCCTCTCGGTCTGCAAGGCCCGCCGCAGGCGGTCCTGGTCGCCAGTGCGCTGGGACCACTGCGCCCAGTCGTGGTACACCCACTCCCCCGGTTTGGGGCGCTTGCACCTCTCGCAGCAAGTGTCGTGGTCATGCCACAACCCCACCTCCACAAGATAGGCAGGCAGCTCCTCAACCAACGGGCCAGGCATCACACGGTACAAGTCCCGCTTGGTGACCGCACCATCGGTGAACGCGCCACGAAGATGCGCACCCATCAAAGTCCACAAGTAGCCCGCCGCAAGCGCCTTCAAATCGCCATCGAGGCCTCGATCTATTAGCGCCCTGTGCTTTGGGTGATTGGGCGCGTCATCGTCGATATTGAAGTAGCTCACAGCACCTCCTGCGGACAGACGAAGGGGACAGCAGCCAGCCGCACTCAGGCGGGCGGGCCGCGGGTAGGAGACGAAGGCGAATCAGGCATTAGAGCCTCCTGACAGTGCGTGCGTGGGTGTGGCGGAGGCGGGTGCGCCAGCATGGGCTGCCGGGCGGCGGCTGGCTGGCGTGGCGGGTGCCGCACGAGGGGCAGCGTGTCGCCGCCGGCGCGGGTGGGGCGAGCAGGCGGGCAACGGCATCGACCTTGCGGGCCGTGCGCTCCCCGTCGTCCGCCGTCGTCGTTGTGGGCGGGTGGTTGAGGCCGCCCGCCTGGATGGCGAGGGCCGCGAGGGCCGCCTCGGTGTCGGTGATCTCGGCTCCTGCCTGGAGCTTGACGAGCGCGAGCCGGATAGGCGCGGCGTGCCGCTCAGGCTCGTTGAGGACAGTCACGTGGTGGTCCCAGTGGTTAGAGGCGGCGGAATCGCGCGTGTAGACGCCGTTTCGGTCGGGGACGCCGTAGTTGAGCTCGCGGCAGTCGTGGCAGTAGGCGAAGACCTGTGCAGCGCTCACGAGAGGGACCTCCGCTGCTCCTCCACGCGGGTGTCCTCAGCCACCAGGCACTGGGAGAGCAGCTCCCGGATGTCGGCGAGGCGCCGTTCTGGGCTGGTTGTGGCGTGGTCGAGCACACAGAGCGCGTCCTCGACCCGGGCCAGGAGCAGCTCGATGTCCGAGGCGATGCCGCGGGCGCGGTCGACGTGCTTGCCGGGCAGGATGGCTGCGATGCGGTGCAGGTAGGCGGCGTCGGTGGCGGTCAGCATCACAGCACCGCCCGCCAGATGACGATGACCAGGGCCGCGAGCGCGGACAGGAGGACGGCGCTTAGGCCGGTGAGGATGAGAGCGCCGAGGATCTTGCCGACCGTGTAGGCGGGGCCTGTGTTGGTGGGCTCGGGCGGGTGACGGTCTGTCATTTGGGGTTTCCTTTCGTCGCGGCGGAGTAGGGACAGGACGACGTAGTAGGTGGTGAAGGCAAAGCCGAGGTAGACGGCGAGGTGCAGGAGCTCGCGTAGGACGATGTCGGCCATGGGGTCTCCTGTGGGTTAGAACGGGGGCTCGTCGCCGAAGTTGGTGCTGGCGGCCTGGCCGACGCCCCAGGGGTCGTCCCCGGCGGGCGGGTTGGTGGGTTGCTGGGCCGGCTGCTGCTGGGACTGGCCGGGGTGGCCGCCCTGCTGTTGGCCGCGCGGATTGCGGGCTACTTGGGCGGTCGCGTACCGGAGTGACGGGCCGATCTCGTCCACCTGCAGCTCCACCACGGTTCGGTTCTCGCCCTCGCGGGTGGTGTAGGAGCGCTGGACCAGGCGGCCCTGCGCGATCACGCGGGTGCCCTTGGTCAGCGACTCGGCCACGTTCTCCGCGGCGTCGCGCCAGCAGGAGGAGCGCATGAACAGGGTCTCCCCGTCGCGCCACTCCTGGGCCTGCCGGTCGAAGCTGCGCGGGGTGGAGGCGATGGTGAAGGAGGCGACCGCCGCACCCGACGGCGTGAACCGCAACTCCGGATCGCCCGTGAGGTTGCCGATCAGCGTGATGATCGTGTCTCCAGCCATCAGGCCTCGGCCTCCTGCTGAGCGGCGGCTTCAATCGTGAGGACGCGGGCGACGTCGACGATGTGCCGGGTCCATTCCTGGAGGTCTTCGGAGGAGACGCCGCGATGGAAGGCCTCGTCATGCGCCTGTATGTGGTCGCCCAGGCGGGTCAGGGTGCGGGCGGGGAGGCAGGTCATGTCCTCCCACCTGACGATGCCGTCACCCACACGGCCCCGGATGACGTCTCCGACGCCGGGGACGGTGTAGGTGTCGTCCCCGGTGCGGAAGGCCAGGAGGCCGTCAATGGAGACGGTGTATTCGAGCCACCCGAGAGTGACTCGGATGACCGGCGCCTCCGGCCACGGTGGGGACGTCTTACCGGCGGGCTCAGGTGCGGGCTCGGGCCCGGGCGGTACGACGACGTCGACCATGGCGTCGGCCCAGCGAACGTCGGACCCGTCGTGGAAATACATGACGATGCGGTCCTCGTCGTATTCGCACGCCCTCACGATCAGCCGGGTCTCGCCCCGGTGGCGAACGAGGTCCCCCGCTCCACCTCGGCGGCGAACGTGGGTCGGATGGTGATTGTGTCGGTCATTAGTCAGTCCTCTTCGGGGTCAGTGGTGGGTGGGTTGGGTGCCAGCTGGCGGGTGGCCCACTCGACTTCGGCCGGGGTCGGCCACTCGGGCTCGCGGGCCAGCTCATCGGTGAGATCCATAGCGGCGGCCTCGCAAATCGGCGTGTAGTGCTCCCACACCTGGCCGCAGTAGCGGACACGCAGCTCGCGCGTGTAGTCCGCGGCGAGGATGCGCACGGCGGTACGCCACTCGACCGAGCCAACGGCGGCGGTCATGATTGGGTTCCTTTCTCGTCTAAGTGGTAGCGGCCGGTGGTGAAGCCCTCTATCAGGTCCTCCTGGCCGGTGCCGGTTAGCTTCGATGTCCACCGCTGGGCGGTGCCGTGACTGGTTGGGACGGTGCGCTCGACGGCGCGCACGTAGCCCTTTTCCAGTGCCCACTTGGTGGGCCGGTTCCACATGTCGCCCTTGGCTTTGCACAGCCAGCCGTGGGCTCGCAGCCAGCCGAACAGGTCGGCCTGGTTGCAGGCGATGCCCTCCTGGGTGAGCACGTCCGCCACTGCCTTGACCAGTGCCAGGCCCTCGGAGTCGGCCACCGCGCGGCCTAGGGTCGTGTGCGGCCGGTCGGCCTCCACGCGGGCCTCCAGCTCGGCGTGCTCGGCCTCCAGCTGGGTGCGCGCTGCCTGCTCCTCCTTCAGCCGCGTGGCCAGCCGGATGATGAAGTCCGGGTCAGTCAGGGCGGCCTCGGCGGCGGCGGGGGTGAGGTAGCCGCCGTGACGGCGGATCGCAGGCAGCACCTCCCGAGTCACCCAGTGCTGGAAGCGCTTCGCCTCGGGCTTGTCAGAGCGGAGGACGACGGTGTACATGCCGGCCTCGGTGACGGTCGTGACCCGCTGGACACCTCCGGGGGTGTGAATCAGGCTCACACCCTTGTCCTCAGAGTCGATCCGCTCGGCGACCTTCGCGACCGTGGACAGGCTGAGCGCCTTGCACAAGTCAGTCAGGACAAAGCGCGGCTCACTATCCGCCCCGGTAAGGGTGCGGATCTCGTGCAGGCCGAACCGCCAGGTCTCGACGTCAGCAGGCACGCCGTCGGCGGCGATCGCAGTCGCGGTCATGGTGTGGGCTCCTCTCCCAGGTCGAAGACGGCGATGTTGAACGTGAAGGTGCGCTGACCCCACCGCTTAGGGGACAGCTCGGTGGAGGCCTCCAGGTGCGGGCCGGCTAGGTGCCGGGCGTCGTCGTCCGGGAGCAGGCCCGCGTCCACCAGCCCATCCACAATCGGCTTCGCCGTCGCCATAAGGTTGTGCGTGTCCCGACGGCGCCGGTCCGGGAAGAGAATCTCGATCACGATCCGCGCCCGCTCCAGGCGCGGGGCCCGCGTGAACCGGGCAGTCTGCTCCGAGACAGACCGGACCGACTTAGCGCGAGGATGCCGGTATCGCCAGTGCTTGTGATCGTTCTCCGTGAGCACCTGGTCGGCACCCAGCACAATGGACGCCTCCCACACCGGCACAGCAACAACGGCGGTGGTGGTCATGACGCTGCCTCCTCGGTCTCGTCCCACACACTTGGCACGTCGGAAAACGCCTCCAGGTGCGCGCGGATCAGGTCCGGGCGGTGGCCGCCCCACACGCCCGCCACCAGCCCCACCGGGCTCATAGCCACCACCACCGGCGCAGACGACACGTGGTGCTCGGCCGCGAGCGCCTGGGCGTCTGGGTGGTCGGCGAGTGGGCGTGCCCGGTGGCGTGCGCCGATGTGGTCGATGTGGTGGAGGGTCTGCTCGCACTGTGGGCAGGACGGGAGTGTGTAGACGTCGAGCCATGGGGTGCGGTGGTCGTGGGTGCCCATCACGCGTCGCTCCTGTGGTCGTCGAGGTAGTGCATGCGGTAGGTGACGTCGCCTGGTGCTCCGGCTGGGGTGCGGGGGTGGATGTAGTCGCGGGCGTAGGCGGCGATCTCGGTCAGGACGGATGCGGCGGTGTCCTGCTCGCGGTGGATAGCGGCCACCGTGTCTGACGCCGACGTCTCCATGTACTGCTCGGCGGGGACGGTCGCGGTGATCTCCCAGGCGGGGCCGAGGTCAGGGGTGATGGTGGTGGTGATCCTCATGCCGCGTCACCACCCACGGGGTCGTCGTCGGGGTCGGTGGAGTCGCCGTCGTCGGTGTTGGTGTCGTCCTGCTCGTGGAGCCAGGCGGACAGCTCGCTGATCATGGCGTGGGAGGCGTCCTCGGTGGCCTCGCTGCCGACCGGGGCACCGTCCAGGAGGAGATCCATCAGGATGGCGGTGGCGGGGCCGTCGTAGGCGGCCTCGGAGGCGGGGACGGCGTCCGTGGTGCCGTACACGCGCAGGCAGCCGAGCACCACCAGGTTGTTGGCGTCAGCCAGGTCCCCGTAGGCGACCAGGCCCATACCGTCGGCGGTGACGCGCAGCGGCAGCACACCGAGGGCCTTGCCGGTGGGGGCCCAGCGGGCCACGGTCTTGGGCAGCAGGCTGCACGTGGTGCGCAGAGCGAGCGGGGCCGCGCAGGTGTGGGCGATCAGGGCGGCGGCGTCCACGCGCTGCTCGTCCTCCGTCGGGCCCCACTCGCCCATCGCGGCCACCCGCACCGTCCGGCCCACCAGCATCCCTGAGGTGTCGGTGACCTGGATACTCCGCCCGTCGGCGGGCACATCCAGCCGCACCGTCTCACCACCCACGCGGCGGAAGACAGCGTGGATGGTCTTGGCAGCACCAGCCGAGAGGTCCAGCTCCACCCTCTCCACGCGGCGGCCATCCACCGTGGCGGCGTCGTCAGCGTCCTCCAGCGGCACCACCGCCATGATGGCGGACTCGGAGTCCGTGGCCAGCAGGCACAGCCGCATACCAGCGACATCCAGGACGACGCGCAGGCGGTCGCAGCCCGGCCCCGACTTATCCGCCCCCACATGGGGGACCACGGCCGCGAGCGCGGTCAGCAGGTCGGGCATGGGGAGGGTGGCGTGCAGCATCACCCCCAGCGGGGCAGCAGCGGCAGTAGATGTCATGATGGGTCCTCCTGGTCGAGTAGCGCGAGTAGTGAATCGGTGCCCTGCCCGTCCGGCACCAATGCCGTGCGGGTCAGGCGGGCGTGGGCCTGGGCGCAGGCCCGGCACATCCGGGCGTCCTCCAGCGCCCCCTGGATGCGCTCCGTGCTGGCGGGGCGCACAGCCTCGGCCACGTACGGGATGCGCAGGCCGGGGGTGCACAGGCGGGTCACGTCCCGGTAGGTGCCCCGCAGGCGGGCCACGGCAGGGCCGGGCTGGCCCAGGTGGATCACCGGCAGGGCCGGGGAGGCCAGCACCAGCAGCTCCAGCGCGGGCTCGGGGGTGGGGGTGGCGGTCATAGCGGCACCCCGTCCTCGGGCTCCACGACCGTAGACAGCCCCAGCGACTCAATAGCGCACTGGGGATCACCAGCGGCGACTGCTAGCAGCACGTCCGCGTGGCAGGGCTCGTCCAGCGGGCACCAGCACGCCAGGTCGCGGCCCGCCAGCTCCCCCACGATGATGGCGGGCAGTGGCGGGACAGGCCCGGTCTTGGCCGGCAGCAGCACCAGGTCCCAGCACAGCCACGCCAGGTACGCCACTGCCGCTTCCCGCCTGGTCTGTGGCCGGAGCACGGCCTCACCCGGCCCCGGCACGCCCAGCAGAGCAGCCGCTCCAGGCTCGGAGTCCACTCGGTACTCGCCGCCGACGGCGAACGGGTTACCCCACCGGGAGGGGCGCCCGACATAGACCGCCCCACCGGGCATCCGCCACCCGCGGGTGCGGCGCCGCTGAATCCGCCGCGGGCTCATGCCGCCACCCCCGCAGACTCGGCAGCCTCCCCGGCCTGGGCGGGGTGGGGCTCATGCCCTAGCGCCCGCGCCTCCTCCGGCGTAGCCGGACGCACCACCAGCGTCAGCAGGAGCGCAGCGTCGAGCCCGTGCCGCACGCTCCGGCGCGGCCGGGACATAGCCACCAGGCCCTCACTGCGCAGCTGGTCCGCCAGGTCAGCCAGGCACTCCAGCTCCTGCTGCACCATCGACATGCCGCCCGGCAGCATCCGCCACGGCCACACCACCTCCCGGCCCACCGACGGCGAGGCCACCAGGGAGTCGGTCTCCAGGCCAGCCAGGCGCCGCAGCGACGGCCGGGCCTGCCGCGCCTGGGCGCCAGCAGACGCAGGAGCGGCGGCGGCCGGCGTGAGGGATGCCCGGCGCTTAGTCCAGCAGGTGCCGCACAGGCCCCGGCTGGAGTGCTGCACAGTGCCCGGCCAGTCCGGGTCATCCGCCGGGCGGCCCGCAGGCCGCATCGGGCGCCCGCACTCCCCGCACGGCACCGGCCCACGAGACCAATCCAGCCGCTTTTTGTCCGTCCTGCTCATCGCTGCTCACCCCCATCAGAGAGGTAGGCCAGCGCGCGCACTGCGGAGGCGTCACCGTCAGACGCCAGGTGCTCCAGCAGACCGCGCACACGGTGGGGATCACTCATCAGCGACGCCAGCGCGCCGACAGCCAGGCCCATGGCGTCATCAGGCGCCACCAGCTCGCACACCATCTCCGGCACCTCGCCGTCGGCATCCTCACCGTCAGAGTCGCCGACGTGACCGAGCACCAGCCGCAGGTGCGCGTGCGGCTGGCTGTGGAGCCGCTCCACCACCGCCTCAGCCTCGTCCGCCACCGCACCGTCCACGATCCGGGCCGCCTGCGCCAGCGCATCCTCGCCCACACCGCCACCACCAGCACCCGGGGCAGGAGCCGGGGAGGACAGGGCCGCGTCCAGCGCCGCCAGCTCCGCATCCACCACGGGCACCTCCACCACGTCACACGACGTCAGCATCAGGCACGCGCCAGCACCACCCAGCGCCAGCGCCAGCAGCGACAAGCCAGACACCACAGGCGCACGCCCCGTCACAGCCAGCCACGCCTGCACACAGCCGACCACGATGCCCGCACTCAGCAGGCACGCACCCCACACAATCCGCTTCTCCGCACTCATCGCGACACCACCTCCTCAGCGGTCTTGTCCTCGACAGTGGTCAGGCGGAGCGCGGCGCGCACGACGTCGACCAGACGGCGCCTTTCCACCCGATGCCTGGGCTTGTAAGATGGGGGCCGAGTCATTCGAGTTTTCCTTTCTCGACTCAGGCCGCCAGCGGTTGCAGCGCTGGCGGCCGCTTTTCTTTGTCTTGGGGACTGGGGTGGTGTGGGGGCGGGCAAGCTACCGGCCGCCCCCACACCCGCGCCCGCAGCAGCACGACCGGAAGGAGTCAGGCCGGCCAGCGCACGGGCACACCTCCTCGGCGGCCTCATCCCCATCACCACTCGCCGAGGAGGGGATCTTCTGGTCCCGGCCCGGGGCCGGGGCCTCCTCGGTAGGCTCCAAGGCACCACTACCCGCCGACGCAACAGGCACGTCGGCACCGCCTACCGAGGAGGAGACATGGGAGCGTCCCGCTTCATCACGCCCACCATCAACGTCGAGATGGACGCCCTCGCCGCGCTGGTCTTCGAAGAAGTCCTCGCGACCGAGGTCAGCGGGCTGCAGGGGGCCCGCATCCACATGGGCACCGGCGAGAACAGCGCCAACACCTACGTCACCGGGCAGACACCCTGGACCTTCCTGCACGACCTCGGATTCGACGACATCGCCGCCATCCAGCAGAGCTCGATCTACCGGGACGCGCTTCAACGCTGCCGGGACACCTACGAGCAAAGCGGGATCATCATGTTTGCCGGCATCCCCACGGAGTGACCGATAGGACCGCAGGGACAAAACCGGCTTGGGCCTAACCCGCTTTGCGATCTCGGCTAGAGACAGCATCCGCATCACGCGACCTCCTTGTCGCCAGCGAGATGGGCGGCGGCGTCATCCAGGGACCAGCACGACTCGCACGCCTGCTCGTGCTCCAGCAGCGCCTCCGCAGACACGCCCGCGAGCGCGGGCCACGTCCGCTCGACCGCCGCGATGCCGTGGAAGTCCGCCGCGGGCGGGTCAGGGGTGAAGCCGGCGGCCGACGCCGGGGCGGGGGTGGGCTCGGCTGCCTGCGCAGGAGCCGACTCGACGACGGCGGCACTTGGCGTCTGGACGTCAGCGTCGACGTCTGCGGGGAGGGAGGCGAGGATCTTCGCGCGGCGCTGGGCCGCGAGTTGGGCGACAGCGTCAGGATCGATCTGCCAGTGCCCGCGGGGAGAGTCGCCCTTCCCGACGTATGGGAGGGTTCCGTCCTGGCACCATCGGGTCACCGTCTTCACTGAGACGTTGAGTCTTCGCGCGGCTTCGGCGGCGCTGATGACGTCTACGGCAACTGTTGTCATACGATAACCGTAAGAGGTCAAACTGTCGTGTGACAACTCTTGTCGCTAACGATTTGACGTCCAACGTCACCCACTCGGCAACGCTTGCATATCGTTGACATCTGTCATACTGTTAGCGCATGACCATCAACGCAGCAGTCGGCTTCATCCCGACATTCACCATCCACGACCGCCTGCGGAAGGCGCGCGAGGCTGCGTGCCTGGAGCAGGCCGAGCTGGCCGAGCAGATCGGCGTCAGCCGCGCGTCAATCTCCGCCTATGAGAGCGGCCGCGTCGCCAAGCCTCGGCGGATCGTCGTCAACGCCTGGTCACTGGCTACAGGGGTGCCGGTGCAGTGGCTCATCACCGGCATCGCGCCGACCCCCGAAGACGACGGAGCCCCGGCCGCTGGGGACCGGGGCTCGGCTGGGCTCCCGCGGTTGGACTCGAACCAACAACCCTCCGATTAACAGTCGGATGCTCTGCCATTGAGCTACGCGGGATCGCGTTTGACGCGGGTGGAACTCTAGCAAGCCGCGGGCACCGACGTCGAATCGGGCTCGCCTCGCGAATTGGCTTAATCGCGCCAGAAAATCAGTCTGTGGGAAGGCCCACACCGTCACGTGCCCGGCGTAGGAGTTCCTCCAAGGCGGCACGGTCGCCATCGTCGAGGCGCTCAGCCCTGCTCGGCGGCAGGTTCGAGGCCGTATACAGGCGTCCTCCACTGTCCCGGCGTACGCTCACGGTGGCCTGCAGGCCACTGGGCAACTTCCCGGTGACCGAGTACACCAGAGCGGACTCGACTCTCTGCCGCAGCGCACGAGCGAAGGGCGCCACGTCAACCGACGCCGTCCCCTCCCCCTGCTTGATCTGCGCGGGCACCACCAGCACAAGGGGCGGCGAGTCATCACACCAGCTCAGTGTGAAGGTCGAGGAGTCCGCGTCCCACCGACCGTGCTCCACCTCGTGCCAGCCCCGGTGCACCTGCACGCCCTCCGGGCCCAGCAGCGTCAGAAAACGGGGCGTGGCCACCGCCCAGCGGGGACCGTCGTCGGCCAGTGGCAC